TTTGTGACCACGGGCGGCGGCGCGAACTAAACCAGTGCGAGTATTTCCCGTGGGCTCGCCCCGGCTTTCATGGTCTAATCCTGAATCAAAAGAAGCGAGCTCACGGAAGTGAGCGGGTTCAAACAATGTCGGCTAATAAGGGAGGGTACCCCCTTTGCGGTTAGGGATGGGCCCCATCCCCCTCCCCTATACAATCTATGAGCGCAGGAGGGTACCCCCTTTGTGGTAAGGGGTGCCCTCTTGTGCTGATTGTAGGAGGGGTAAATTCGTCCAGAACGAAAATTGAATGAAAGGATGTGTCTCATGTCAGTTCTCAAAGCCCACAGGTCTGAAAGTCGAGCCGAATATGTGAACACGGCAAACAAAATCTACGTTCAGACCATCAATTTCCTGTCGAGGCTGTCGTCTCGATACTCCAGGCTCGTTGCGGACTCCGTAGCTGAGCTTGCGTCCGAAGTGGTAGATGAGGCCGAAAAGGCTAACAGCATTTATCCGTCGGATGAAACTCGGAAGGAGCTTCGCAAGCGGCACCTTCTTGAGTCGAGAGCCTCTCTCATGGCGCTCGATGTCCATCTTTCGCATTGCTATGAACTGATGATGTTGAACCCCGCAGGCTGTTTTACAAAGTCCAATGGCGACAGCATCAACTCATCGGATGCAAAGAAGAAGTTAGAGCATATGGCGCAGGAACTCGGTGAACTCATTGACATTGAAAATAGCCTGTTGACCAATGTTCTCAAGAGCGACAAAGGGAGGTAAATAAGTTTTGACTTTTATGGGTGTGCTTCTGTAAAACCTGTCGGTTGGAGTTTCTCACTCTCGTGTCCACTGCGATTTGGTGGGAGCGTTCTCCTAATTACAACAACAACAACAACTTCTGCAATGTGAACACGAACGGCAACGCGAACAACAACAATGCGAGTAATTCCAATGGGCTCGCCCCGGATTTCGTAAGGCCAGCAATGGCTTATGGGTCAACAGACAGTAGCCCAAAGTAGGGTGAAACACGACCTTTACGAAAGGAGAAACACTTCCCGTGACGAAAGTCCAAAACTGTCCCTCTGATACCTCTGCACGAACGCCGCACTGGACAACAGTAGCGTGCATGGCGGGCAACGTGCCTTACCCCGTTTCATGTGTAGTGGTCAAGCAGATTAGACGGCACCCTACAAGACATCTGTACGGAGGGCGAACAACACTATTATGTCAAGACGAAAAGGACGCTACCAAAGGAGGGTAGCCAAGAGAATTGAACAGAGAATCCGGCGCAGCATTGAAGTCGGCGGAATCCAAGATGTGTTTGGATTTAATGATATGTACCGGGCCGGGAAGCAATGCTGTAACGGTGTGCGCTGGAAGAACAGCGCACAGAGATTTGAGCTTCATCTGTTTTCTGGGACGGCTAAGAGAAGAAGGCTTTTGATGGAATACAGATGGGAGCCAGCACCCTATGTTCATTTCACACTACATGAGCGAGGCAAAATACGCCCCATCGACGCACCGAGAATCCAAGACCGCCAAATCCATAAGGTCTTCACCCAAAAGGTTTTGCTCCCATTATACCGCCCGAGTATGATTTACAACAATGGAGCCAGCCTACCCGGAAAGGGATTTGAGTTTTCCAAGCGGGTACTCAAAGAAGATTTGCGTTGGCATTTCCGCCATTATGGCCGTGAGGGCTATATCATCTTGATTGACTTCAAGCAGTTCTTCCCGTCTGTGTCGCATGAGGAATTGTTCAAACGGCATGAGCAACTACTGCTACATCCCGATATCAAGAAGATAGGCGACGATGTGATTAAGACTGTGCCGGGAGACAAAGGTCTGCCGCTTGGCGTTGAGCCGAGCCAGGCTGAAATGATAGCCTTCCCATCTGCATTGGACAACTACATCAAATGTCAGCTTGGTATGGAGTGCGCCGGACATTACATGGACGACTATTACATCATCGTGCCTCCGGGGCAAGACCCGAAAGAAGTGATGGCGCTTGTCGTTGCCAAAGCGACCAGCTTGAAGCTGACGGTGAGCGTTGCAAAGTCAAAGATTATTCCGTTGACCAAGCCCTTCAAATACTGCAAGGCTAAGTTCACTTTGACCGAGACTGGCAAGGTTGTCATGTGCGGCAACCGTGACGGAATCAAGCGGGCCCGTAGGAAAATCAAAGCGTTTTACGGTAAGATTGAAAGAGGCGAGATGACCTACGAAGACCTCTGGACTTCCGTTAATGGAATATTGGCCTACTTCGGAGGCTACAACGACCACCGCCGGGTTCTGAAACTTCGGCGGCTTTTCTATGCCATCTTCGGCTTCTCGCCGGAGCGCATCGAGAATTTCAGAATGAGAGGAGAAACCCATGAAGTACATCGCGCATAGGCGTCTCAAGAAAGATGTTCTCTGCGGCCCGGTCAACATCCCGGCTATGACTGAGCTGGAGTGTGAGGACGGTATCATCATCTACAATAACGGCATCGTGTGTTACGAGGATTGCGAGACTGCCCACCAGTTCTTTACCAGGAATGATGATGGGCACGGGATGGAGCGTGGGCGGCTGACCCAGGCCATCATGAAAACCCTTGCCAAGACCAACGGCAGGGGCGATGAGGCGCATCAGGAACGCTGGGACAGGGTGTGGAACGACCCGGCCTGTCAGCCATATAAGCGTGCTGATGACGACGAATACTGGCTCTGGAACCATGCGTTCTTCAACGCAGACATTGGCGTGCTCCGGCATATCGCCAAGTTGGTTGGAGCGAAAGCATAAGTAGAGGAGGACAGACAATGTATCGGATTACGAACATCAACACCGGGGCGAACCTGGGGGCCGTTGACAAAGTGGTCTACATCAAGATTGGTGAGAGCGGGGATTATACCCCCACCACTGAGAGCGAAGCCATCGGGGTCGCTCTGAATAGCGTGGCCTACAATCTGGCTGGCCACAACGAAATTAAGGGAGTGGACACGGTGGTTGTGTCTGAGTTCGACGGCGGAGCGCTGGTCGCCGAACAGCAGAGAATCATCGACAGCCTGCTCATCAGCGCACTGGAGGGTTAAGGATATGAAAGAGAGACTGAAAAATCTGTATCAGAACAGGGAACTTGCCCCGCAGCGTCTTCTGTCCGCCGTGGCAAAGGGCTGGCTGACCGTTACCGACGTGGTGGAGATTGTGGGCGAGGACAACGCAACTGCGGTTATCCTCAACGCCAAGGTTGCGGAAATCTCCGCCGCCTGCAACGCCGCTATCGAGGCGGGGGTTGACATCGAGCTGAACGGTGAGACGGAGCATTTCAACCTGGACATCAAAGACCAGAGCAATATCGCCAACCTGTTCCGGGTGGTGGAGCTGGGCGGCACTGAGTTTCCCTATCAGGCGGACGGCGGCAAGTGCCGCATCTACACCGCTCTGGAAATCGCGCAAATCTACATTGCGGCCCAGACCGCTATCACCTCCCAGACCACATACCACAACGCTCTCAAGGCGTATGTGCAGTCTCTGACCGATGTGGAGAAGATTTCCGCTGTCACTTATGGCATGAATCTTCCGAAAAAGTATTCCGCTGAGATGAATGAGAAGCTGGCGGTCGCACAGGCGCAGATGGAGGCCATTGTGGCCCGTCTGAACGGTCAAGAGAGGTAACATATGGGGAACAGAGAACGTGCCGGGAAGTGGCTTCTGAGCGTGCTCCTGTGGGTCTGGACTGGCACGCTCTACTTCTTCATTGAGGTCATATGGAAGACCTCGCACGGCAGACCGGAGATGATTAGCTGGACGATGCTCTTGCTGGCTATTATTCTGGCGGTGCCGTTAGAACGGTTCGGAGCTGAGCTGCCATGGGAAATGCCGTTGATGGTACAGTCCGCTGTGTGCGGAGTTGCTATCACAGTGGTTGAGTTTGTGGCCGGACTCATTATCAATGTGTGGCTCGGTATGGGCGTATGGGATTACTCCGCTATGCCTGGGAACATCATGGGACAGGTGTGCCCGCAGTTCCTGGCGATGTGGATGATACTGGCGGCAGTCGGCATTGTGATGCTGGACTGGATGCGGTATGGCGTTGAGGGCGGAGAAAAGCCTCGCTACACGCTCTGGAGAACACGTTCCTAAATAGGGCCGAAATGGGCAGAAAAAATGGGAGCTCGCCAATTACGGCGGCTCCCATCTGCTATGTGCGGTTATAAAAGTGATGTTTTATAAGGGGGTGGTTTCGTGAACGAAGCTACTATCTGGAGGTTCCTGAAATCCCAAGGCATGACCGACGCTGGCGTCGCTGGCCTGATGGGAAATCTGTTTGCTGAGAGTGGGCTCAATCCGAAGAACCTCCAGAACACATATGAAAAGAAACTCGGGTACACAGACGTAACCTACACCGCTGCTGTAGACAACGGCAAATACACAAACTTTGTTCGGGACAGCGCAGGCTACGGCCTGTGCCAGTGGACGTATTGGTCTCGGAAACAGGCTTTGTATTCCTTCTGTAAGGCCATAGGAGCGTCCATCGGAGACCTTGATGCCCAGCTCAGGTTCCTCATGAAAGAGCTTACAGAGAGCTTCAAGAGCGTCCTGGGGGTGCTTATGACTACGACATCCGTGCGGGAGGCGTCTGACGCTGTGCTGCTCCAGTTTGAGCGTCCGGCAAAGATGAACGACCCGGCTGTCCAGCAGAAGCGTGCTGGGTACGGACAGAACTATTACAACCAGTTCGCCGGAGCGGCGGCGGAGAAAGGAGATGGCGGGACGATGAAGTATACTTCCGCAAACCCGCCCATGAAGTGTTTCATGCGGCAGAGTTCCTGGTATAAGGGAGCTGGGAAAACCACCATCCGGGGTGTGCTGTGGCATTCCACCGGTGCAAATAACCCCAATCTGAAACGATATGTCCAGCCCGATGATAATGCCGTAGACCGAGCCAGGATGTTGGAGCTGCTGGGCGTGAACAAGAGCGGGAACGACTGGAACCACATTTCCAGGGAGGCCGGTGTCCATGCTTGGGTCGGTAAGCTCGCCAGCGGCGAGGTAGCTTCCGTTCAGGTTGGCGATTGGGACAAGAAGGCATGGGGCTGTGGCTCTGGCAAGAAGGGCTCCTGCAACAATGGCTGGATTCAATTTGAAATCTGCGAGGATAACCTGAGCGACCCGGTTTACTTTGAAAAGGTTTACCGGGAAGCGGTTGAGTTGACAGCCTATCTGTGTAAGCTCTACAACCTTGACCCGCAGGGCACGGTCACATATAGCGGTGTCAGGGTGCCAGTTATTCTGTGCCACCAGGATAGCTACCAGCTTGGCCTTGGTTCCAATCATGGCGACGTTCTGCACTGGCTCCCGAAGTACGGGAAGAGTATGCAGACTGTGCGTGATGATGTCTCCGCTCTACTGGTGGGGGCGAATACCAACAAAGAGGAGGATGACGACATGGATGTGGCACGTTTCAAGGAGCTCTGGGGTGAGATGCGCAAGGAACTTCAGGACAATGACAGCAGCAAGTACAGCGAGGAGGCCCGTGCCTGGGCGACTTCCACCGGCCTGATTGCAGGCAACGGCACAGAAATCAATGGCGAACCCAACTATATGTGGGCTGATGTGCTCACGAGAGAGCAATTCGTCACCGTGTTGTACCGCTTTGCGAAGCTGATGGGCAGGGCGTAAGGAGACTAAGTATGTCGCACTGCAAATTTACTGCTTCTGGTCTGCTCATATGGAGTGAGCTGCCAGAAGTTTTAATCATCGGCGGAGTTTCATTGGATAGTGCGGATAAAGAGATGATTTGTAAAAATGACCATCAAGATTGAGCGAGGGCGGAAGAAACCCAGACGGCGCAAGAAGAAGCGCCAATCTATCGGGTTTACGAACAAACTCGCCCTCTACCTCATGCTGTTTCTGGCAGCAGGGCTTGCGGGTGGATTCATTCTCGCTTGGAAGAGTATCGAGTTCCAGTATATGGGCGCTCTGGCGTGCTTCACCGTGGTGTTCACCCCGGTGGGCACCGCCATCGGCATCGTGCTGAACAGCATTGTGCGCAAGAGCGAACATGAGAACACGAGTGCTGAGGGCGAGGGAATCAAGTTCGCTGCTGCAAAGGCGGCGGGATTTGCACAAACGGATGATGGGGTCGAAGAGAGCCCCGCAATTTGAGAGGAGGAGTGACTATGAACATGGAGTGGCTGCAGCTTATTGTGTCCGTTCTCGCCGGTCTGGCTACTGCCATCCCTCTGGCTATCAAGCTGGTGGAGTATGTCCAGAAGGCTGTAAAAGAGAAGAATTGGGGGAAGGTGCTGGACATGGTGATGAAGTACATGGCAACTGCTGAGGAGAAGTTCGATAACGGCGCAGACCGTAAGGAGTGGGTGCTGGCTATGGTCAAGGCATCTGCGGACACTGTTGATTACGACATCGACATGGAAGTTATCAGCAAGCTCATCGACGACCTGTGCAACATGAGCAAGAAGGTTAATGCACCTGCGGAAACCGGAGAGGCAGGTGAGTAAGCTATGAGCATTCAGGAAATTCTGGCAAGCTCCGGCGGCGCTCTGGTCATCCTGATGACGCTGGTGCAGATTGCGCCTATCAAGGTCAATCCGTGGTCTGCTATCGGGAAGATGATTGGGAAGGCACTGAACGGTGACGTGATTGCGAAGTTGAATGAGGTGCAGGGCCGTCTGGACGAACATATCCGCATCGACGATGAGCGTAATGCGGATGCGCACCGAGTTCAAATCCTGCGTTTCAACCGGGAACTTTTGCAGGACAATATCCCCCATACTCAGGAGGATTTCATCGAAGCCCTTTCTGAAATTGACTTCTATGAGCGTTACTGCAAAGAGCACCCAGAGTATGAGAACAACCGGGCGGTGCTGGCGATTCAGAATATCGAGCGGGTGTACAGCGAAAGGCTGGAAAAGCACGATTTTGGTAATGCCTGAAATAAAAATAGGAGAGTTACTTGCGATTGCAGGTAGCTCTCCTTCTTTTTACGCTTTATAATTGGGGTTTTCAATCCACGGGCCAGACACAGGCTTCGTGGAAGAAAAGTATCTGGTCTCTATGGGGAGGTAAGGCACTCCGTCTTTGTGGGTCTCGGCCATGAATCTGACGTTGGTCTGGTGGAGAACCTCGGCAATCTGCTCCTCTGTGAGCTGGTCAGTATACGTTTCTCCTTTGGGAGGGAAAGCACCGTCGTCTATATAAATAGAGCAGGCATGGGTACGCCCAGCGTTTTCTCCGAGCATTTCCTCAATGGAACGCCAGTTTACCGAAATAATCTTCCCTGCGTTAATGGCCTCGATGTATTTTTCTACCATAGTGGTCTCCTTCCCGAATATTTGCTTACAACATCGCTGATTCATTATAGCTTATATCAGCGCTCTTGTAAACAAATATTTTATATGTACACGCCCCAGTTTGAACCGTTTCCAAGGGCGTAAAAGTCGTGGTAGGTTGATTGTATAGCTTTAGCAAAACAATCAGCTTACAACGTCAGATTTTCCAGGTAATCTGCACGTCTCCTCGGCCTACCCGAATATTATCAATCAGCGCATCTACGACTGTCAGTTTGTCGTCCATGTCGATTCTCTCCCAGTCGTTTATATACCCACTGATAGTCCCCATGTTCCGTTTGCCATACATCTCTGCTGACATTTGAGCGATTTGCTCCCGGACGGCTTTCTTCTCCTCGTCGAGGGCGTCAATCCGCTTGTTGATATATTCCATGGTCGCTGGACTCGCTGACACGATTTTGTCGATGAGTGTGGCGATTTCTTTTTCAATCTCATCAGCCCGAACCTTCAACTTGGTCAACTCAATGGGGTCTCCCTGCCGCTCCTTTACCGAGAGTTCGGTGAACTCAGCCAGCTTTCTCCGCATCTCGTCGAACACGATGTCCTCAATATCCGAGGCTTGGACAGCTCCAATGCCGTCACAGGAAGCGGAGACATACTTGGTGCTGCATACATAGTACCGAGCCGGAACAGTGCGTTTCCGGGGGTATGCTCTCAGAGACAGAGCGTGCCCACAGTGAATACACTTTATCTTCCCGGCGAGCCAGGTGTTTTTGGCCTTGACCGGCTTTGCAATCTGGCGCACATTCAAGCATTTCCTCCGGCACCGAAGCCATGTATCCGAGTCAATACACCCCTCATGCGGAGCGATGACCAGCACCTGACCATCAAGGCAAATGGCTTTCCTTTGTGTAGCCTTGTCCCCGGTGTAGAGGTAGGCACCATTAGTGCCAATGAACTGAGAAACATCGTTGACCACCTCGGTTCCCTGGGCTCGGAAGAACTCGTATACATCTGCATCGGCCTTAACATATACCGGGTTAGTGATGATGTCACGCACTCTCATCCGACTGAAGTTGTGGCCCGACTGGTTCTTTATCCCGTGAGTGCTCAAGTATTTGATAACGTCGGAGAAGGATGTCTGCGGCTGCGAGTACAGAGCATAGATGAGCTTGACAATCTGTATCTGCTCTGGGATGGGGCGATACATACAGGTCTTGATTCCGTCCATAACGATGTTCTCAAGCTCATATCCATACGGCACTCTGCCGCCCATGTAGAACCCCTTTCGGCTGCGAGAGCGATATGCGTCGATGACACGCTGCTGGATGGTCTCGCGTTCAAGCTGGGCGAAAACCATGACTATCATCAGCATAGCCTTTCCGATGGGGGTTGAGGTATCGAACCGTTCTGTGATGGACACAAACTCGACGCCATACTTCTGGAGCTCGCTGATGACGTTGGCGAAGTCGAGCACAGACCGGCTGATACGGTCGAGTCGGTACACGATAATACGACCAACACCACCAGCCCTGACCTCGGCCATCATCTCCTGAAAGTCTGGACGCTCTGTGTTCTTGCCGCTATAACCCTTGTCACGAAATACCTTGTGCTGGTTGTTGCCAACCTCACGCAGACACAACTCGATTTGGCTCTCGATAGAGATGCTGTCCTCCTTGTCTACAGACTGGCGGGCATAAATGAAATCTACCATCTTACATACCTCCACTATTTCTTCTTGGACTGGTACTTGCTAAAGACGGCGTACAGCACTTTCTCTATATAGTTCTTGAGTTCCTGCCGGTCGTCTTTATGTATGATGGGGGTATGATTGGTGATGGCGTACTCATTGCCGTAGTAGACAGCGTTGATTTTTTCTGTCGAATATTTAATGGAAATCACCTCCTACCCATAGGCAGAAAAACAAAAAAAGGGCTGGCACGAAGCCAGCCCTATACTCAGTCGAAAATCAAAGATACCAGGAATCCGATAACAACAAGCAGAACCGGAATCCACAGCGGGGCCAGAACCCAGCCCCATCCCCAGTTGATAACCCCGATGAGTTTCAGCACGATGAAAACAATGAGGAGAACGTCCCAAGTGCTCAGACCAGAACGGCTGGAGCTGTCATATCTGCTCATGTCCTCACCTCGTCCCCGTGCTGCCAATGCCGCCCCGGTCGCTGTTACCCAGAGTCTCAACGGCAACGAAGTTCAGGGTGGGCTGATGCTCCACGATGCGGAACTGGCAGATGCGGTCACCAGCGTGAATGACCGTGTTCCTCATGGCGATGGCCGGGAAGTACCACTGGTCATTGTCCCCACAGTAGCTCTCGTCAAACATCCCCATATGGTTGGCCTGGATGACGCCGAAATTCTTGTATGTAGAGCTACGGGGAATCATGTGTGCTTCGTAGCCAGCAGGGAGCTGCATGGCGACGCCCAGTGGAATGAGTTTGAACTCACCCTGCTTCAGTTCCACGTCCTCAGCGGCCCGCAGGTCAATCCAGTCGGACTTGCCGCCGATGTATTCCAGCTTACCCACCTTATCGCTCAGATAGCGAACCTTGATTGTCTCAGTCATATAGAAAATCCTCCTTATTATCTCTTCCCGACCGCCAGCTCGGCGGCCTTTAACGTGTTTTCCAAAAGGGATGTGACGGTCATAATTCCAACGCCGCCCGGAACAGGGGTGATGGCGTCAGCCTTCCTGACAACATCATCGAAGCACACATCCCCAACGAGCTTCCCCTCTCTATTCCGGTTGATGCCCACATCAATGACGATTGTATCCTGCTTCACCATGTTCGCCGTTACAAATCCAGCCTTTCCAACGGCAGAAATCAGGATATCCGCACGGCTTGTGATGCCTGCGAGGTCTTCGGTGTGAGAATGGCACAGTGTGACCGTGGCGTTCTTTTGAGTAAGCATAATTGACATGGGTTTCCCCACAATATTGCTCCTGCCAATGACGACGCAGTTTGCGCCAGACACAGAGCCGCAGACATTATCCAAGATGGTCATGATGCCGCTCGGGGTACATGGGGCAAAGTCGTATGCGCCAAGCACAAGCCTGCCAAGATTGGTGGCAGTCAGCGCATCCACATCTTTCTCCGGCGGGATTTGAGCAATGACTTTGTTTGTGTCGATGTCAGAGGGGAGCGGAAGCTGAACAAGAACACCATGCACATCCTGTCGTGTCACAAGTTCACCGACCGCATTGATATCGGAATACATCTCGAAGCCAAACCCAACCTCCTCACAAGCCCTGCGCTTGTTGCGGACATACACCCGAGAGGCTGGGTCGTCAACGGCGAGGATTACCGCAAGAGTTGGCGTGATGTCAAGCTCTGCGGCTTTCCTCTTGATTGCATCCCGTTTGGCCTGAGAAATCGCCTTGCAATCAATTACCATGCGCTCTCCTTAACTCCGAGTCCGTTTCCAGAAGTTCTTCATCTTGTAAGAGGAGTCTTTCGTAACATCCGCCGTGAAACACGGGAGTGGTTCAAAATTCTCAGCGGCTTCTACGCTCGGGAACTCGACCTCTGCATACATGAACTCGGTATCACGTCCCTTGTCAACGTGAGAGCATTCCAGCTCTAATCCGCCAGGGAGCTGATAGATACGAAACTCCTTCGTGATGAAGGGCTGTACAACCATCTCTGCCAGGGCATAGAAGTGCTCTGTGGTAATGGGGATTTCGACCTCCTGCCGAACCAAATCCCCATTGGACTTGATGGCGAGGAAGTGTGTAGCGTCTCGACCATCCACTACATTACGCCGGATTCTTACCTCGGGGTCGATGGACAGGTATGCTTGATAAACCGCTTTCTCCTCTTTCAGAGGAAGGTCGGTCGGGAAGGATTTGAGCAGGAATTTCCGCTCGATTTCTGCAAACTGATTTGGCATATGCACACTCCTTTGATTCGGATTGCCGCTGGGTCAGCGGCGCTTGAAGATAGCGGCCACAGCGGTGAGACACAGGCCAAGACCAGCCAGAGCCAGGGCAGCGTCAGCGAAAGTCGGCCCGTCCGCAGTGAAGTCAATCTCGCTGGTCAGCAGCCCACCATCTTCGCAGGGGCAGCTTTCGCATAGGTCAATGCGGGGGTTCGTGATGGTCTCGTTGATGGTCATGCTGGTCAGATTGCCCTTCTCGTCATACTCATAGTGGGTATCACGAACGATAGTCTCTTTGTTATCCATAGTGGTTCTCCTTCTAATTTTGATATGTAACGACAGCGCCAGCCCGAAGGCTGGCCTGTACGTCGATAACACGCTGGTTTGCGGAGCCTCGCCAGACCAGCTTCCGGTCGGCCAGCTCCTGCTTGAATGGGCCGTCCACAACCACGTTGCAATCGGCTACCAAAAATTTCTGGTACTGGTGTTGTGTGTCCCGGCAAGGTAGAGCGAACACGTCCTCCCATGTGAACCCAGTCCACAGCCATACGGTCTTGCCCCTATATCGTACTCGGTTGCACAGCATCGACAGAGTTATCAAGCCAGCAACATCTTGGCACAGCGGGTCTCCTCCGAGGATTGACAATCCAGAAATAGTCGGCTCTGACACCATTTTCATAATCCTCTCTGCTACCTCGGAATCAAACTTCTTGCCATACTCAAAGCTCTGTGCCTCCGGGTTGAAACATCCTGGACAATGGAAGTCGCAACCGCTCACGAAGAGGGAGACTCGAACTCCCTCTCCGTTTGCGATGTCATTGTTGCGGATGGATGCATATCTCACGGCCTATACCACCCGACATACTCTCCCTCGTAGAAGATGTGCCGGATGTCCTCCTCGCCAGGAAGAGTGACATAGATGGTGTTGGGGTCTTCAACGCTTCTCTTGACCATGGTCTTCACCTCCTTATTCTGCGCTGCCCAAGTGGACGTACCGTTCCTTGATTTCCTGCGTCCGACCCTGGTTCCAGTCATTCAGACCGATGTAGCCGCAGGTTCGACGAGCAATATTCATTTTGCTCTTGTCTGTGTTGCCGCAGTTGGGACAGCGCCAAATCAGCTTGCCATGCTCATTTTGGACAACCTCAATTTCCTTATCCCAACCACAGCACTGGCAGTAGTCGGACTTGGTGTTGAGCTCGGCGTACATGATGTTGTCGTAGATGTACCGCAACACGGTCATGACCGCCGGGATGTTGTCGGAGAGGTTGGCAATCTCGATGTAACTGATAGCGCCGCCGGGAGAGAGCTGCTGGAACTCCGCTTCAAACTTCAATTTGGTGAAGGCGTCAATCTCCTCGGTGACGTGGACATGGTAGCTGTTGGTGATGTATCCCTTGTCTGTAATGCCCTCGATGACGCCAAAGCGCTTCTGGAGGCACTTGGCGAACTTGTAGGTGGTGGACTCGATGGGCGTGCCATACAGGCTGTAGTCCATGTTCTCAGCGGCCTTCCACTGCTTGCATTTGTCATTCATGTACTGCATGACATCCAGTGCAAACTGCTTGGCCTCTGGGTCGGTGTGGCTCTTCCCGGTCATGGCCTTGACGCACTCATACAGACCGGCGTAGCCCAGAGAGATGGTGGAGTACCCACCGTAGAGGAGCTTGTCGATGGTCTCGCCCTTCTCCAGCCGGGCCAAAGCGCCATGCTGCCAGTGGATGGGAGAGGCATCGGAGAGAGTACCGACCAGCCGCTCATGACGGAGCTGCAACGCACGATGGCATAGCTCCAGGCGCTCATCAAAAATCTCCCAGAACCTGTCGAAGTCGCCGCCAGCGGACAACCCGACATCCGGGAGATTGATAGTGACCACACCCTGGTTGAAGCGGCCATAATACTTGGGTTTGCCGTTCCCGTCCAGATAGGGGGTCAGGAAGGAGCGGCATCCCATGCAGGTGTAGCAGTGGCCATCGCCGTTGGCGTCTACCTTGTTCTCAAGCATCTTCTTCTCGGAGATGTAGTCAGGAACCAGACGCTTGACGGAGCACTTGGCGCACAGTTCGGTCAGATAGTAGTAGGGAGTGCCGGGCTCAATGTTGTCGTCCTCCAGTACATAGATGAGCTTAGGGAAGGCCGGGGTGACCCAGATACCCTTCTCATTCTTCACGCCCTCCATGCGCTGCTTCACGACCTCCTCAATAATCATGGCGAGGTCATGCTTGGTCTGAGGGTCGTTGACCTCGTTGAGGTACATGAACACGGTGATGAATGGGGCCTGTCCGTTGGTGGTCATCAATGTGATGACCTGATATTGGATAGTCTGGACGCCACGCTTAACCTCCTCCCGAACGCGGCCTTCGACAATATCGAAGATGACGGACTCTACATCGTCACAGCCCGCGTCCAGAGGGATGGTCTTGAACTCCTCCTCAACTTCCTTGCGAATCTTCCGCCGGGACACGTCCACAAAGGGAGCGAGGTGCGCCAGAGAGATAGACTGGCCGCCGTACTGGTTGGAGGCCACCTGGGCGATGATTTGGGTGGCAATGTTGCAGGCGGTGGAGAAGCTGTGGGGCTTCTCAATCAGGGTGCCAGAGATAACGGTGCCGTTCTGGAGCATATCCTCCAGGTTGACCAGACAGCAGTTGTGCATACGCTGGAGATAGTAGTCGCTGTCGTGGAAGTGGATGATACCTTCCTCATGGGCTTTGGTGATTTCCTCCGGCAGAAGGAGCCGGTTTGTGATGTCACGGCTCAGCTCGCCTGCTATGTAGTCACGCTGGGTAGACAGGATTGCGGGGTTCTTGTTGGAGTTCTCCTGAATGACGGTCTCATTAACGTTATCAGCGATGGAGAGAACCTTTCCGTCCAGCGTGCTCATATTCCGCAGAAGCTCATGTTCATAGCGGTATTTGATATACGCCTTGGCGACCTCATAGACGCCCTCCTCCATCAGCCTGTTCTCGACATCATCCTGGATTTCCTCCACAGAAATCGCCCGATGGAGATTCTTATACTTGAACGCAAGCCTGTTGGCTACACGCTCAGCCAGATTCTCCTTGTTTTCGATGGGATGCAGGTGGTCAACCTCGCACAAGGCTCTGTACGCAGCGTCACGAATCTTAGATTTGTCGAAGTTGACCTCTCGGCCATCTCTTTTGATGACGACCATAATGCTCGACCTCCTTTATAGGGAAATGTTCCGCCAGACATCGTCGTCCGGCTTGAAAACGAGGTTCTCATGGATGAGCTGATAAACCTGTTCCCAACCAACAGCCCGGTACATTCCGTATTTCTTCTCGTTGATGCCTCGATTGTGCGGCTGGTCAAAGAGAATGCGGAAGTAGGGGCCGTTGACGAGGTTGTGAGGCCCGTCATCAATCAGAACATCACCCATCACCATCTGTTTGTTGTGAGCGATGATGATGTGGTTTGCGTTCAGGAACGGGAACAGCTCCAAGATACGCTCGATTTTCACACGACAAGTGCGGTAGTCGGTTGCCGTAACCATATAGAGCTCGTGGCCTTCATCGTGAAGCCGCTTCAGATACTCTTGTGCTCCAGGCATGGGTGTGAGCTTTGCCCACACCTCGTCTTCCTGGAGCACGCCGTAAATCTGCTGCTTTGTCAATGTTGGAAATGCCTTCGAGACATCCCAATCGGTTACGTCCTCAACCGAAGTTGTGGTGCCATACCTTTCGTTCAGGGTCTTGACCCAGCCCTCCAGGAGTGTTTCGGCCACATCGTCCGCATCGAACAATATTCTCAGACGGGTCATGTTCACATCTCCTCAAAAGTAGTCTGGTGCTGGCCGTTCAACTCGACCAGCCACTCAATCACGGCGTTCTGGAGGTCTTTCAGAGACCCGTTGTTGATTATGTAGTAGTCGGCTCGTACATCGTCCAGCGCCGTTTCGGATGGGTGCGCCTGCTGTTCCAATGTGAGCGGGCTTACGAACCCCTCACGAACAACACGGAGATGCACCGCATCGAACCCGGCGTTTTTGATGTAGTCCACCTCATTGGGGAAGCGGCAGTCGGGAACTAAAACATAGTCCCATTCTCCTGGGAAGAAGCTCATGATGTCAGAGATGAAGGACACCCAGTAGTCGGGCCGCTTTGCCCGGATGGCGTCCGTGCCGACCTTCTGCAGAAGCGTCCGCCCCCTCTCATCTTTCTCTCCGTCCCAACCGAAGAATGTCTTGCAGACGTATTTCACCAAGTCTCCATAGTGGGCGACCAGGACAGAACTGCCGTCTGCCTCCAGAGCATTTTTGAGGAACCCCGCCGTGGTGTCTTTGCCGTGTCTTGCTTTACCGGAAATCAGAATTACTTTCACTTCTTACCTCCCTTTTGTTTCTTGGAGTACCTGCGAAAACTGAGAACCGCCTGCCGGACAGTCATGGGCTCGTCAGGTGGCCGCCATTTCATCTCCCCGCCGTAGTAAAGCTCTCTGACATTGCAGAAAGCCGCTACGATGGGTTTGTCAGGGTTGTCCACCTCGTGTTCGCACACAATAGCGACCGCCTTTTTACCTGTTTTGGTGAAGTCATCCACCATTCGCTGGAGGCAGAGCCGTTGCCCCCATGGGACTTTGGCTTTACTGTGTTTGACCTCCAGGATTATGTACTCAGAATCACGGTACTCGATTATCCCGTCGATATCGGTTGGGTATATCCCACCATCCAGCTCAATCCCCTTGAAGTCGATGAGCTGTTTCATCCGCTTTGGATTCAAAATCCTGCTTTTCATAAGCGACCCTCAAATATTGATGCGAACATACTCAGGCTGTGCCTTCGGAGGCCCGCCGCTCATGAAGACGAGAAGCATCAGGAGCAAAACCACGGCGAACAGGTATTGCGCCAACTCACCCATGTGCAACCACCTCTCTGCGAGGCATCATACCGCAGGTGTACCGCTCCTTGCAGAAGCCCATATAGCTGCATTTAGGTATGAGGTAGTTGTCAACTATGTATTTCCACTCGTTGGAATACTCGCTAAGTGCCGCACGGTAGTCAGCGAACAGCCCGCGATATTCGTGGTACGCCCTCGTACACATACGCTGGTGGGACATATCAATCAGGTTGCGTAGGTTGCGCTTATCCACCATTTTCGTTTCCATACCCAGCGGCAAGCCAAGTGCGGAGTCCTCTCTTGGAATCTTGAGCTCGTCCAGCCTCTGGAGGGATGTGGAGATGTAGTGCATGAGGTCGTCATAAACCTCAGATGCCTCACTGTTGCCCGCAATACTTGGCGGTGTGACATATCCGAACCCGTGCTCGTAGTCGATGTACCTTGTGCTGGCCTGGAGCCGGGTAGGCGCTCCGCCGATATGCGTATACCACTCACGAATCACTCTGGCGGAGTACCCATCCAGAACGGTGTAGATGTCTGGGAACTCGAATGTCCGTCCATGCTCGTTCTCAAGGCACTCCAACCCACGCTTGTAGTTCTTGTTGTCATCCGTAATGTCGGCTCCCCAGCATATCCCGGCCTCTTTGCCAATCATCGTGATAGGATTTTGGGTGGTGTATTCGCTCTGGATAATTACTTTTCCCATACGTTCCCTCAACTTTCATATGGGGACGGAAGGCTGTAATCCCATATGGAGTAGCTGCCTTTATATTTGTTGCGGAAGTAGTTATGTACTCCGTCCCCTGTAAAATAGGTGTAGTCTTTCGGTAGTACCCTGCCGACCAACACTTCACCATTTCGTTCTGCATTCCATCGAGTCAAAACATCTAACGCAAGGTCATACAACTCGTCGGCCACTGGCGTATCGTAGTAATAAGCGAACTGATAGCGTGCCGTCACGATTTCTGTGATGGTGTCTCCGCTGAACTTATCGCTGTCTACACGGTTACAGATTGTCCAGGCAACACAGGCTTGCTCTGTGACGCTTGGCAAGCCGCCGCATTCCCGCTGCAATACCTTTGCAACCATGACGACCTCGTCCTCGGTGTAATACATGACCTCCGTGGTGCTCTCCGTTGGCATAACGGTCTCCAACGCATCCGCATCGCCGGTGTACAACAGTGTTGTCACAACAGGCTCCGCATCTTCAATCTCTACCTTAAAGACAGTGGGTGTGGGCTCAGGGCTGGCAGGTGCGTTACTGCACCCGCAGACCGAAACGCACATCATAGCTGCCAGCAGGAAGATAGTGAAAACTTTTTGCATTGTTCTACCTCTCTACTGTCCATGAGAAAGAGCCCAGAAGCTGTTGCAGCTCCGGGCTCTCCATGGTTTGTTGGTTGATTCTTACGTTGCTGATTCCAGCGTACCCTTTCTTGTAAGGCTGTTCAGGAACTCATCAAGTTCCTTGGTGTCTTCCGGGGTGAGCCGCTCGTCCCAATCCTTTTTGGGAGGGGCCTTCTTCTTTTTAGGAGTTGCGCTCCCAGTTCCACGTTGCATAGTAGCTACTATCTCGTCAAGCTGCCACTCAAGTTCGCTCCAGGTTGGCTGACTGGCGAGAAAATCAGGCTGAAGTGCGGTATACGGCATCCAGTCAGACCATTCGTGCAAAGGCATATACATCCTCTGCCCCCGTTCCCCCCGTTCCCGCTCCTGTCCGGCACGAATCCGGTCTGCGAAGGTAACTCTCTCCATTTGATGTGCTTGGCATACGGTGAACTCAGTTTCGCAGAAAAATGCGTGTTCCTGTGTTGGTTTCGTATAAACGCGAAGCGTCCCATCGTCTGACTCTGAGATAAGGAACGTCCCCGCATCGAATTGGAGTACGCCGAAGTTGTCTGAGAACCTTGTAATGACTGGACTGAATATCGGCGGAGAATCTTCGGCGATGACGTAGATGTCGTATCCCCAATAGATTGCCCGGAAATTTTCGACACTGACCGCATATGCCGAGTTACCCCCGGCTTTTGCCATGTCGTATACCTCACGGCTCATCAGGATTCCAATATCATCCCTGCTGACGCCTTTCTCTCTAAGCTGCTGCAATGCGGCCATTGCCTGGTTCTCCATTGAACCATATTCTGCTGCTGTCATACGCCCACCTCCTCAACAGGGGAAACCTTGCACTCATCCACAATCTTGTCGAAACAGTCGCAACAGAGATGAAGATTGACGATATCGCCATCGTGGACGCTGCCATAACCGATGTGTCTATGTATTGTGAAGTCCTCTTGGACATCCCAGAAGTCAAGCTCCCTGCCGCATCGGTTACATATCTTGCCATCCTGCAAGTTACATACCTCCTCCCGAAAATCAAATCATGGTTTTATATGTGTTTAGGGTTGGGGTTCGCCCTCCCCGGCATCAGGATTCTCGCCACCGCCGTCACCAGGGTCGGGATTTTCACCACCGCCCTCATCAGGATTCTCGGGGTCGGTGGGAACATCGGGGTCTGGCTCCACAGGCTCAGGTGGATGGGGTTCGACATCTCCGCCGACCTCGAAGAAAGCCTCCAGCTCGTCCAGGCACTTGTCGCAGATTTCCTTCTCCCAGAGGAGGTCGTTCTGCTGAGGGTCGTTCCCACGGTAGGGAACCTTGCCGCCCTTGTCGCACGCTGTGCGGGGCTTCAGAGGCCGGGCACAGGTGATGACCCGGCACCGCCGTGGGTTCTCGATGATGGTCTTACAGCGGTCACAAACGATACACTTCATTGGGTTGCTCCTTTCTCAATAAACTTTCTCATAGTCCAGCATCCTGAAGTAGGCTCCGTCCCGCTCCCAGGCTTTGCAGTAGATGATGTCGCCCTTTTGAACAGGCTCTTTATCAAAAACCTTGCAAAACACAGTGAACCGGCTCTCTTTCCCGCTTCCGATGGACTTTGTGAACAGGCTGTATCCAAACAGCTTGTCGTCACGCTTTCTATGTAGGGGCTTAATGCCGGTGATATACAGCTTTTTCCTGTCTTCCGGCTTATCGGACGTGTACCCGATGTACCCCATGACATCGTAGAAGTTCCGAACCTTCGTGATGTCGTTCAGGTCTTCCATATGGAGGCTCTTGACCGCCTCCTCCGCCCCTCTGAGGATAGACATAACATCAAGGAGTGTGTAGCTCTTTGCCTCGCCGCCGGAACGGGTCACACCCACCGCATACTTTTTCACAATGGGCTCCAGCGGGGTGCCGTCAACCAGCGTCTTCTTAATCTGCTTGGCCTGACCCTTCTTGAACATATTAAACATCTCCACGATTCGGAACAGCTCACGCTGATTTCCGAACTCCTTGAAGAAGTCAATCTTGATGAGCAGGTCTAACTGCCGGGAGTCGAGACTGGTATGCTCCTCCATGTCCGCCAAAAGCTCCATGAAGTATGTATACTGCTTAGACTGAGACAGTTCAAACAGTTCGTTGGAAACCGCCTCGCCCACATACTTGATAGAACTCATACCTTTGTAGACGGTCTTATTCTCCCGGTCGAAGAAGTAGCCGCCACGGGACACACCCCATTTGGGATTGGCGATTTTTACGCCATAGACCTTCATCAGTTCGGTGCCGTTGGAGATGTCATCGTCGTTCTGAGCATTGTTCAGAAACGCTGTGATGAACTCCATGGGGTAGTAGTGGCGGAAATAGCCGCATAGGTATCCAAGCAGGCAGTAGGCGACGCTGTGGTTATAGCCGAACTGGTACGAAGCGCTGTCCTCAATGATTTGCAGGAACTCCTTGGCCTCGTTCTCGGCGACGCTGCGCTCTCTGGATGACTTGGAGCAATATCCTTCAAGGATAGAGGGCAGAGCGGTATCCAGCCTGTCCTTCTGCTTGCGGCCTATGGCACGCCTGACGTTATCAGCTTCACTGCCGGACAGGCCGCAAATCTGCTGGAGGAACTTGATGGTGTCCTCCTGATAAATCAGGTAACCCAGGTTGTCGGCAAGAAGCTCGTCGATAATCTCAGATGGGTTGTGGTGCTGTTTTCGGGAAAGCAGTTGGTCACGGTAGGACGTGCCGGATGGGCGGATACAGGCCGTGACCAGCGACATATCAAAAATGTTGGACGGCTGGAACTTCTTGAAGCAGTCTGCGGCGAACGCACTTTCAAACTGGAAGATTGCCGTCAGGT